TCACCCTGTTGTAACGAGAAAGAGATGTCATACGTTGTACCACCATTGTCTGTGGCGATAGGTTCATCGGTAGATATTGCACCAATATCCTCCGTAGTACCGGATATATTAATGCTAAAATCTGACGCGGTGGCTAATTTATAAATTATTGGTGGTGTATAGTTTGGAAACGTTATCCAAATATCTACGTCCCTTGCTGCAATTACTTGATTCCCCATTGCGCTATTTTTTAAAGTGATTGAACATAAAAGACGTAACCATCAACCCAACGTAACGTTGGTGCAGGTAATACTTCAAGCGTAACTTTCCACGTTTTTGTTCCTACCATGTCGTTGTCTTTTGCCGTAAGCGTTATACGTGCATCGGAAATGTCTCCAGTTGCGATGTAAGGTACGATAACTTTAACACGAGCATTGTCTAAAACAATTTGCTTATATGTTCCTTGAATGTCGCCGTCTTTGTTTACTGGAATTTTGTTGTTTAAAAACGGTGTTAAGAACGTACGTAAATCATCAACCAACGCAGCCAAGGTACGTGCAGCCTCTAATGAACTTAAAGACGTAGTACTGTCAACGCAAGTTGCGCCATCGTTCAACCATAAACCGTTAAACGGTGGTCGTGTACGTGCAAAGATATACTGATTGTCTCCGTAGTCATTTACTTTGGTAAGCGACAAACCTGAACAATTAGTGTTAACGTATGTGTCGGCTGCTGATAAATCTACAAAATACATGTCTGATGCAAACGCTGATAACGACGCGTCTCCAATAGACGTCCCAACGGTAAGCGTTGACATGAAACCACCAACTTTACCAACGCACGCACGGTCGCTAACTATGTCCGATACAACCAACACACCTACCATGGGTGCAGCTTCCTCAGATAAGTCTGGTAACGTGAACGTTTTTGCAGCTCCGCGTAAACAGTCACCCAAAATCACTACGGTACAAAAACCCTCTGTGTATAATAGGTCAACTGATTTTTGGATGTCCTCTGGTGTTAACGGCATTGCAGCAAACACGTTAAGTTGCGATATTAAAATATTACGTGGTCTGTATTGGAAACCGTTTACTACGGTGTCGCGTACAGCGTTCGTTATAACATCTTCCTCGGTCAACGTAGCCACACCTACTAACCAAAGTACTGTGCCTGTGTTGTTTATACCTGACTTAGGTGCGTAGAAGTCTCTAACTTGTTTAAAAACGTGTGGATTATTAACCTCTGTTATGGCTAAAGTGTCTAAATCCTCAGAAGAACGTAGCAAGTAAGGTATTCCCAACGTGAAGGCTAACGTTCCCGTAGTTACGGCTGCTGCTCCAGCAACTATCAACATCGTGTTTGCGTTAACGTTTGGGACGGTTCCGAAACTCGTGTTGCTGACAACTATTGATATTCCTGTCCTTGCCATTATTTTACTGTTTTTGTCTCAGGTGCAACAAACGTTTTATGCACATCTACTTTCTTCTCTGGTGTTAATCCCAACGCAGTAGATACGTCTTCTACGGTTTCTTTCTCATCGTTAGATGGTGTTTCACGTCCACGTTGGTGCTGTTTCTTTTCAGCGTTTTTCGTCAACGGTATTTTTGCTTTGTCGAACATTGAATCGAAAAGTTTTGGATTTTTACCAAACATTTTCAATTTGTCCACCGAAACCATATCCTCTGATACTTCGAGAATGCCTACGTGTTCGTTTGCATCGTCGATTATCGTGTTCAGTGTACGTACCGCTTCTTCTGCGTCTATGACGTTGCGAAACATTTGCCCACGTGTTGTCACGAAGAGTTTTTTGTACGTACGAACCTTTGTGGATATGTCGGCTATTTGTTGAATACTAAAATTTGTTTTCATTTAGCTGTATTGAGTAACATTTAAAAAAAACCCCCACTTCGTCGCAGGGGGTTCTTCAATAATAATTAAAAAACGTTTACGAATTTATTTCAAATTAATCGTCGTTAATTAACTTGAAATAAAGAGAATCTATTACAACACGTACGTCATCCGTTGTACCGAGCACGTTTACTCTCCAATAGTCTGCTAAAACCACACTTGACGTTACATTAATTGACGTATCCGATGTACCTGTCCACGTTATAGTCGAGGCAGTTGTCCACGCTTGATTAAGCCACGTTTTGTATTTAAGTGTAACTGTTACAGCCTTTGCCGTTCCCCCTATTCTATCAAAGACTAATCGGTAAGTACCAATACGTTTAAAGTTTGAGAAGCTACGTATTGTGTAATACCACGTGCTGTCTGCGGTGCTAATAGAGTCTCTCGAACTTAACCCTGTTACCAACCACGTTCCGTCATACTTCATGTCGTAGTCATACGTTGAACTCTCCTGAGCGGTACTTGTATGTACGCCTCCCAAAAGGAAAGCGCACATTAAAATCATAAAACCAATGAAATTTTTCATGTCTGTTTATTTATAAAGTTAATTAACCTCCGATTGCTACGCTTGGGACTAACCCTGCTACACCAACACCGTTTTGACGTGCTACGGTTGCACCAGTTGAAATCCAACCCGAAATAACTGTGCCGTAACTGTTAGGTGACGGAGCAACAATAAGCTCAATTGAGCCTATACCTGCGAGAACTTCTTGCGATACAAACGCAATACCCGCACCTATGTTTGCTGCTACGGTTGTAGCTGGTACAATTGCACTGAACGTTCCGTTGTCCGCTGTGTTGTAGTCGGCATACATTGCTGGGTCAAGTTCAAACGTAGCCCCAGTATTAAGGAATCGAGCAACAGGATTACGTGGGGTGATACGTGTAGCTGAAAAATCAATTTTCGAAGCGATATTTACGTTCAACTCGCGTACCAAAGTACTACGTACCTCTGGGTCACCTGCTAACATTGAAAACAAGTTAGATGGTAAAACGCATTCAATGCTACGTCCGTCCTCACCAAAATTGAAATTCTGCATTAGAAATTTACCTTCCAACGTGATGATGTCAGCCAACGTAGGCTTTTTAATCATTACGTTTGAGTTTGGGGCCTCAAGAGGAAACAAACCCGATGACGAAACGACGTCTCCCGTAGTGTACACTTTGGAAATTCCAGTCGTGTTAGCGATTATTTGTAACCAATACGTTGAAATGTCTTGCATCAACTGATTCATGGTTGACTTCAACCCCATTGATTGTTTGTCGTATGACAAAATCGCTAACTCCGAGTGCTGGAATAATATTGGAGCAAACGCAAATACACGTCGTGCAATTGTACGTTTGATGTCTTCATACAAGTAATTTGGGGCAGCAATAGGTGTGTTATTACCTACATACGTTGGTGCAGCAACATTATCCTCAATATAAATTGCACCTGCTTTGTCGCTCATCGGCACTAAACGAATAGAACGTCTAAACGTGTCGTTTGCCAATAGTTTTTGATAAAACAGCGATAAGTAAGTGATAACGCCTAAATCGGCAGCCGCTAACGTAGCTGCTGTGGCGTCTCCTGCTGCTGCTTCGATTAGCACGTTAAGTGCGTTAACACGTCGCTGCGTTACAGCGTCGGTGTAATTGGTTACGGATGCTAAAACTACAACATCTTGGTCGCCTAACATACTTGCTGCTAACATTTGCAACGTTTCGGCATTTTCAGGCAAGTTGTCTGTTTTTTGTGCTCCTTTTCCGAGAGCGGCACTTAACGCTTTCATACGTTTTTGAAAGTCCGCATCGCAATTCAGTTCCTTAAAATTTTTGTTCATTGCTGGGTTTTTTTGTTTACTTATTATTGGATCATGCCAACCCATCCCTTTGGGTAGCGGGTTTCTCAAACGTTCAGCTTCAAGGCGTACACGTTCGGTTTCTTCTGCTTCAATTCGTATTCGCGCTGTTTCCAGTCGTAAACGTTCTGTTTCCGCTTCTTCTGCTTCAACTCGTAAACGTTCAGTTTCCTCTGCTTCAACTCGTAAACGTTCTGTTTCCGCTTCTTCTGCTTCAACTCGTAAACGTTCGGTCTCAGCGGCTTCTGCTTCAAGTCTTAGACGTTCTGTTTCTTCCATCTTTTCATAAGTTAAGTCTGCACTCATGGTAAGATAACGTACTTCCATACCTTGTTGAACAGACAGGTTATTTACTATTCTTGTTTCTTCTACGTTTAATTCTGCTGCGTCAATAGACTTAGCATCTTTGTTGGCAGGGAATTTTACTAATGAGTGTTCTCGTGGAACGTACTTCAATAGTTTAAATTCGTTGTTTATCGTTTTACCAAGTCCGAAACCTCCAATTGATACGAACGGTAAAACACCTTGTGAGTATTTTTCGTATGCAATGTCGGCAGCTTCAAAACGTTCCATAAAAGATAAAACCCCGACCCAACTCCCTCCGATACGTTCTCTGTTTATTACTTTTCCTACCACTACGCCCCCGTGCCCTTCGTCTTTAGTGTCGTAGAGTAAAACAGGGTTTTCGTCGTATTCGCTCCAGTCAATTATGTCGGGGTCTATTACGTTTCCATTTCGGTCTTTGATTCCCGTAGTTAATATTTGCTTTTTATTTATTGTTCTCATATATTACGGTTAAGGTTCGGGTTCGGGTTCTGGTACATCTATTTCCGGATTGCCGATTATAGTCTCGCATACACTGTCATTGTCCACTATTATACCGTCTAAATTTGCAGTCCTATTATATGTGGTATCTTTTAGGTCAAAGGCAACGGAACAGCTATAAACTACTTTATGTACGTCAATCGTTACGCTTAGTGCACCTTTACTACCATACGTAGTCTCTGTGTCCATCCTATCAAACTGCATGTTTAAATCGTGTGCTTGTTTAACGTCGGACAAAAATTCAGGATGCTCAACACACCGTATAACGTCGTCGGATATATCAAGTTTTGCAGCTTGTAATCCGTTGTCTTTTGAGAACGTATAATTAGGAACGTCTAAAAGTACCCACAGCTCTAAATCAAAAAACTGTCTTATTGCACCACCGATAAACGTGTTACCGTCTCCAGCAGTTCCTACCACGTTAATAATAACGGCAGGTAGTGGGGTATTAACTACGACACTGTTACCTTCGTTCGCCCTTACAGGCATAACGTTCGCATTTTTAAGTGCCTCCCAATTACGTATTGCGGTAGCAACCGCTTCTTGTATATATCCTACCATCTTTATACTCCGTTAGTCCACCCGAAGGCTCTAATTTTCCTTACTACTAAAACGTAAGGCATTTTTAACACTTTCTTTGAAGGGTGCATAAAAGGTCTTGCAAAGATTTTACCGCCAGTTTTTATAGTCGCACCACCACGTGTATATGGTGGACGTATGGTTACGTTCCTACTTTGCGTTGCCCCATCGTTGTGGTCTTTAGCGTACTCCATTCTGTTGCTTAACGTAACGTTTCTACCAACAGCGGAGCTGCTTTGAACGTTAACAGACAAACCACGTAGCATCCTTCCAGTACGCTGTAACTTGTCATAATTAAAAAACGTCTCGATATTACCTACACGTTTGTGACTTTTGTCGAAGGCAACTCCATGTCTATCTTCCCAACGTTTATTCGTCGACGGGTCGCTTTCCACCAAAAAGGCGTTTTGCGCTGTCCACAACCACATCTTTGAGACTTCTTTTGGCATTCCCTTGCTCACGTACTTCTCTAAGCTCTTTATTTCGCTTATCAACATTTTTAGATTCTTCATACCCGACTACGTCTTTAACATTTAAACCTATTTTACGGATAAAAGAATCGGTTGGTGCTAATTTCATTTTTGAGAAAAATTCCGTAAACGAGTCAATTTCACCAACGTCTATATTGCTTGCAGGTTTTGCCTCAAACGTAGCATTTAAAAACGCAGACTCTTTAAGCAAGTACGCAAATTTAGTTTTGTTCTCCGTCTTGTTCATCCAGTCTTGGACATCTAAAACGTCTGTCTCTATTATCTCGTGGAAACCCTGAAGGTGTGCACGTACTAAACGTTCACTATTTGTGTTCTTTGCTGTTTTCATTAAAAGCGAAGAACCAAGTACAACCAACGCTATATTCTCATACAATGAATCGATGTTTTCTTTGAAAATACGAAACGTGTCGCCTGAATTACCTCCACCTACGTTTACAAGCTCTAAGTCTTTTATGATTTTCCCCGTAACTTCGTCGGTTGATTGACCCGTAACGATAACTTCACCTATACCTACTTTTGCAGCTGCCGTTTCGGCTGCAACTTCCATGTCTTCGTCACCGTTCTCGTAGTACATCATCATTTGTTGATATGCTAAGAACTGCGACGCAGTTTGCCAGTTATTTTGCGCATTCATTGCGTTGATATAATCTCGACAAATCGGCTCTAACAATCCTAACGTATCCTCTGACTGGTAATGTGTTTGTAACCAAAAAAGGTTCACGTGGCTCTTAACACTCCAAGTACCCATGTCGTCATACGTTTGAGCTTTAACAGCTTTATTTACGACGTCTAAATTACGTAATGGGTAAACGTATAACTCATCATCTTTGTCAACACCTACAACCCTTGCAAACGTAAAGTTCGCCAAACCTTTTTGGTATATTAAACCACGTATCAACGGGTTTGTACCAAATAGTTTGGTTAGACGTTCGTCCTCTTTACCGTCGATTAATACTGTAAATGAGCGTAGCTTCAACGGTCGTAAACGTTTGTCGATTGCAGCACGTACTAACGAGCTGCTTTTCATAACGTAGCTGTATAACGCGTCAAGTCCAGTAAAGTCTGAGTACAGTCGAGCACGTGTTACTGCGCTCCACCACGTATCCATGTTTAGCTCGAAAGAGTAGTTATTTGGGAAAACTACGTTTTTAGCCCCTTTAACCCCATGTTTTGATGTATAATTGTATGGACTATTCATTACGGTCTGCTCCCATTATTACCAAGTGAAACTACGGACACACGAACGTTCGGTTCGCCCACTATCGCTGTTTTACCAAAACTACGGTTGCCACTCTTTAATCCACGTAGTAGCTGGTGTAGCTGCTTATCCTGTTGCATAATTACCTCCGAGTATTGTGGAGACGACGCAAGTATAAACGTTACGGTTGACAAGCATAAAGCTAAACGTAGTGTCAAAGCTGTCTGCGTACTACCGCCAGCGTCTAACATAGCTGCAACGTCGAACATTGCTCCGATATAAGACTGTACGTATGCCAACGCGTTATTATATCCGCTGATAACCACGTCTGGGTAAATTGCTTCAAGGTGTGCCAACGTTTCCGGTTGTATGAACTGATACAACTGTGATTTTGGAAACGCTAACTCTTGTGGCTGCCAGTGCTCAACTATTAAACCGTAGTCTACCATAGATGCATACAATATACAAACGTTCTCTGCGTCTGCCTCTGTTGTTGCAGTACGTGAAAACGAATACTCGGTTTCCGTTTCGTCATCGGCTACAACGGTTTTTTCCACGGACACGGTAAACGTTCCATCTTCATTGTCTAAAGATGTGAACACCCATCCCGACGTTTCTAATTCCGCTCTTGTATATGCCGTGACTGTCATACCTTAATTCTTTTGTATAAACGCTGGGTTAATAAACCTTACTATCTGCTTTGGCCGTTTTTTAACTTTACCAAAACGTCCTTTTAAATACGTATCCGCACGCATGATTGCGTCAGGTATGTCGTCGTGTATCATTTTATTTGCTTTACGTGAGAACTTCAAGATTTGCACTTGTGTTTGTCGCCCCCTCTCTTTATCTCTAAAGGTTTTATTGAAAACTATAAGCTCGTTTTCAAATAGGGGTTGTAAAAACGTTTCAATACTCGCCTTTTTATCTGAAAAAATTCTCGTGTCTAAATGTATAGGGCAAATCCATCCCGTAGTAGCTTGGAACACTTTCATCACTTGTTTAAAGTCTGACGGTACTTGTTTTTTCTCCATAACTATATCCGTCTTGCTTTGGTCGGGAGACATGTTCCACAACTGTTTCATGTTTTGCAGCATGTCCATTGTAGAGCCACGTACTATCCTTACGTCTAATACGTAAGTTATTGTACCAAACAGCCCGCACAATACGCTTGCCTTGTAGTCTGCCCACTTACTATATTCTTTCCCTGTTAAAGGTGTTGGGTCGGTGTAAACGACTAATTTATCCCATTCAAACGCACGTGGTAACTCGTCGACCCAATCTATTTTTTTAAACACTTCCCCAGTCTCTGTATCTTGGAATTGACCAAGGTAGAAACGTTCTCTGTTCGCCCCTGTCATCTGTGACAAGTTCGTTATATATTTTTCACCTAAATTTTCTTCGTTGTCCTGTGGGTTCATTAGTAGGGCGTACATAGCTGCTTTTTCTTCCTCACTAATTGCCGAACCGTCCTCTCGTAGGCCCTCGAAATAACGTTTGTAACTCCAGTGGTTTATCGACGGTGGATTCTCACATAAGAGCATCATGTTTTCGAGCCCCTCGATACGTACACGCAAACGTGTAATGATTTTCTCTATCAAGTCGTAGTCAAGCTCCGAAATCTCCTCCAACATAACGTGAAGCCATGAAGGAGAAAGTATTTTATCCGAACCGCTCTCACTCAAATCTCTCGCACACAAACCAGCGAAACGTAAATACCCTCCAGTAGCGAAGTCCATACGTGACTTCCTGTCTGTAAGTTTAGCAAACCTTATACCATCTATCATCCACGTTTCCCAACGTTCCTGTCCATTTGCCTCTGCGATTAACTGTAATATGTTTGGAATGATTTGGTCGATAAGACCCTGCGTTAGGTCAACCATCTTGTCACGTGCTATAAGACATGGAGCACGATGCCTCAACGTATCCCTAACAACCTTATACGCTTCTATAAACGACTTCCCACTACCACTACCTCCAACAGCTAAAAATTTATCGTACTGTCCGCTGTCCATAAGGTACAACGCTTCTTGTTGACGTTTCGTTAATTTTATCTTCGTAGTTAACGAACCTTTGTCTCCATCCCACGTTTTACTGCTTTTACGTTGACGCTCTTGTTCGTCGTCCTTAATCTCGATACTGTCTGACGTTGCCCATGCCTTTATAAGGCTCTGAATCGTTTTAAGTTCGGCAATATACGACGGTGCGTCAAACGCTTGTCCATTTCCACGTGGTTGAAATATTCGCTCCGTTATGGAGTTTAGACGTATCGCTATACGTGGGTCTGAATTAGAGGTGTGTTCAAGTAGTTTATGCGTTATTGACAAATCTTTAAACAAAAGTAGCTGCGACGTTAACGCATCCCCCTCTGCGCTGTCCATATTTTGACACGTTAATACCTCTAACGTCAGCTTTTCAAGTTGTTTTTTAATTTTGTCCATAGAATGCGCTTTCCAAACATAAAAGTAGCTATTTACTACGTAACTGCAAAATAAATCACACATTAGTTTCCACCTAATCGAATTTACTTACTAAACGTCGAGTATCGTTGTTTAATTTGGAGTATACGTCGATAAAACTATACTACTGTACTAAGTAACTACGGTCCGACTGTACTGTGTTACGAAAGGTCTCTTTAAATTTTTTTTCTAAAATACGTAGGAGAGTTCGGTTAGCAACGCCGACCCGCCGTCCTGTTGGCGATTTGTTATAAAACGTTTTGAACTGTTGTAACGCAGTAACGCAGTAACGCAGAAACGAAGAAACGCAGAAACGCAGTAACGCAGAAACGCAGAAACGCAGAAACGCAGAAACGCAGTAACGCAGAAACGCAGTAACGCAGAAACGAAGAAACGAAGAAACGAAGAAACGAAGAAACGAAGAAACGAAGAAACGAAGAAACGCAGAAACGAAGAAACGAAGAAACGAAGAAACGAAGTAACGAAGTAACGAAGAAACGAAGAAACGAAGTAACGAAGAAACGAAGAAACGCAGAAACGAAGTAACGAAGTAACGAAGTAACGTTGTGGCATTGTCGGACTAATAAGTTACTTCGTTACTGCGTTACTGCGTTTCTGCGTTTCTGCGTTTCTGCGTTTCTTCGTTTCTTCGTTACTTCGTTACTTCGTTTCTTCGTTTCTGCGTTACTACGTTTCTGCGTTTCTGCGTTTCTGCGTTACTACGTTTCTGCGTTTCTGCGTTTTTAATACGTTCATACGTCTGGAAAATGTGCCGGCGAAACTCCTACGTTTTTTGGATTAGCCGACAACAAACGGATAACCGACAACAAACGGATAACCGACAACAAACGGATAATTGATTAGCTCTCAATGTGTTACGCTGTTTAGTAATCGGTGTTATTATGTAATTTAGTCACTGTCAACACATTAACAAGTAAATAAATCCAACACGTCTATAAATGCTTGATTATCAATATATAGTAAAATTTCTAAGTGCAGTGTTATACATAACACATTATCAATGAACGTTTTACCTCACTGTATTAGCCTCTCCACACACTCAAACGGGTTATCAATCAATGTGTTATGAGTGGTCTCTAAAGTGGTCTCTGAATACAAAAAAAAAAACATATTTAACTCATTGATTTACAGCAAGTAAGATAAGTAACAACGTCTGGGGTGCGCTCTGAGAATTTGCAAAAATTGCGCTCTATTTTTGCACACCTATGCAGTAATAGCAAGGGTTAACGTTACACGGTTTACACTTTTGGTCTCTGATTTAATGTATTTACGTTTTTTTCTTTTGAACAAGATTTTTAGAAGACTTCTACCAGAAATGTTACAAAACTATTTTAGAGCCCACGCCCCATAATAACGTATGAACCGTTGTAATGTCTTGACGTTTAACATTTTAAAAGTGGGGTGCAAAAAAGTATCAGAGCGCACCCTGCACATTGGTAGTTATAGCTCTCTCTAATCTTCAATAGGTTAAGTGAAGTATTTTTTTGCAAAAGTGCACCCCACTGTAAAACATTAAGTATTAAGGTGTTATAAAAAAAGTGGGGTGCAAAAATGTACGTTATTAACATGTATAATTATTTTAATAACCAAATAAAAAACGACAAATATTTACATATTTTCGCACAAATGCGCAAATAAAGGTGTAAAATAGTTTGCAATGTCAAAACTTATACCGATATTTGTGTATTGAAATATGTATATAAACCTAAACAACTAAAAAAGTAAAAGTATGAAACCTTCAAAAAACACAAACGAAATTGTAAACGTTGACGCAACCGAAACAAACGAAATTGTAAACGTTGACGCAACCGAAACAACCGCAACCGAAACAACCGCAACCGAAACAACCGCAACCGTTGAAAAGGTGCTAACAGTCGCAGAAGTAAAAGCGCAAAACATTTTAAGAGCAAAACTTCCAGCATTGCACGATTTAAATTTTAATTTTGAAAAACGTACAGGCTCGTTTTTCACGGCATCAATTGTCAAAATGTACGATAAGGAGGGTTCACCAATTTTAGAAAACGGCGCACACAAAGAAAAGATAGTACGAACCGTTATTAAAATTGAAAACGAACGTGGCGAATTTCTACCTGAATACGTACACATTGAACAAGAGGCTAACCAAAAAAGAGCTGCCGCATTTGTCCTGAATGCCGACAACGAAAAGAAAAAATTACAAGCAGCCCAACAACGTTTGTTTCTTGAATTAGAGGAAAACAAACAAGCAATTGAAACGTTTGACAGTTCTTTGGAAATTGCAAAAGAGGTTGTCGATTCCGTTATTTTGCCCGAAAGAACCGCAAGCGAACGTTTAAATTTGACGACAAAATTAACAGAATCGACAACGAAACTTAACGTTATATCGGAACGCTTAGTCAAATTGACAGCCATGTTAAAAGCCGCCGGATACAGTGAAGAGGAAATAGAGCAACAAATAAACGGTTAAGATTTTACAAACCTTTGCAACCTTGAAAAGTTGCAAAGGTGCAACGGCAAAAAGCCACAAACTAAACAACTTAAAACCACTTAAACGTATGGAAAATTTAAACTATTTACCAAATTACAGGTGTTTCAAAGTAAAAGTTTTACCCCCCACAAACACTTTAGGAACGCGAATAAAAATCTTTGAGAGTGACCAAACAAACGATAAAAGATATAACGATAAAATCGTTTTATCCTATGACTATCAAATAGGAAACGTTGTTAATCAAGCGGTTAAATTTTTGACTGATAAGGGTTTTAAACCCGTTTGCCAAACATGCGACAAATATTCTTACTACCTCCTTTGCGACAATTACGGAGACAATTACAAGACGTTAACATACGCTGCTAAAATAGCAAAATTACAGCAGCTGAGATAAAGGAGCAAATTACAAAAGATTAAAAACAAAAATTTTACATAAAGAGAACGAAAGATAAAACGTTCTCTTTTTTTGGCTTTATACAGTAATAACAAAGATAAAACGTATACAATCCTGCTTGCAAACGAACTGCCAGGCCTTTTATATTCCGCCAAAGAGACAATAAAAAAGGTTTGAAATATACTTCAAAGGGGTTAAAAAACCTCTTTTTTTACGTTTATAGCGTTACTTAGTCTTTAAAACGTAAAACAGGTATATAAGCAAGGTATTAACAGTTAATTCAATAGTAACAATTAAAAACTAAAAACATGGGACAAGGTTGTAAACCCTCTACTACATTAACGTGTAAGGAGGTTGAACGGTTCGTTGGGAAAATGAAACGTTTGCAAAATGGGGCGAAGTTTGAACGTATAATAAATAACGTCTCCGTGCGTGCGTTATTTGCGTTCACTCGGCACACTTTAGCGGTAGACAATAACTATTCATTAACGTATTACGAGAACGGCACGTTTACAACGTGCGTGCAGGATAACGAGTTACATGAATTAATAAAAGACTTCAAACAAACAATTGAGAACGTATGAAAAACATAGATTATTCAACACCGAAGGAATTTACAACGTTTATTCCTTCACACCTCTTAGAGGTATGCGTTAACGTAATAAACGAGAAGAACAACTTACCCGAAGTTGGTACGTGGAAGGTTGTTAATCGACACCAAAACAATTGGATTGAAGATGGAATGTGGCGAAGGAACGTACATACAATAGTAAAGCTACGTAAAGATTTAATTTTAGTAGTATTTAATGATAAATATCATAATGGCGATAGACTAATAGAAAACCACGCAACAGCATTATATCAAGGTACGCTGGAATGAATTTAAAGACTGTGGTTAGTAGTGCGTAAGGCACCAAAACGAGACTATTTCTTAGGCCTCTATTGTATTTGGAGCTACTAATCACTAAAGACCGTTGAAACGTTTAACGTTTACGTAGTTTGCTGCTACCAACTGTCACTATACCAACGTTGGTATACTTAAAAATTAAAATATGAAAACAGATATTGACGTAAGCGATTTTGAGGTAGCGTATAAAGACATGCTGTATAAAGAAACACATTACAGAGAAGCAAATATTAAATACAACATGGAGTTAGAGAAGTTACGTAGTAAACTAACCAAAGAGTTACGTGAGAACCGTTTTAAAGTACGTAATGGTGTACATACGATACGTTTGAGCTACGGGTTTCACGTGCAGTTAACATTAAACTTCGGAGAATTAGTTGGCTTAGAGGTAGTAACGGTTGAAGATTTGAAGGACGTTTTACTGGACGTTGCGCCGGAGAACGTAATAGTTGAAAACGTAGTGGACACGTTTCTATATCCTGAGAACGATGCTGTATCGTAGTAACATCCCACATTGAGCTACCTTTTTAAGTCTATATTATAGTAGCTAAACAGGGGGACAACTTAATAACAACACAAATAAACACACTTAACAACTTTCAAATGAAAATAGTAGTAGTAAATTTTGGTTTTCATACCAACCAGACTACGTTAGAGCTAAAAACGCAAACGTTGGCAAACGGTACAGGGAAAACAACGCTATTGAACGCATACGTATTTGCGCTTAGTGGTAAAACGTTGAACGGTTTTGTCCCTGAGAATGTAAACATGAAAGATGGCGAACAAACAGAAGTAACGTTACATCATTTTTTAAGTCTACCTCCAATACGTAGAGTACGAAACGTCGATGGAGGCACGACGTTGTATGTAGGTTCAGAGGTTGTCACACAAACCGACTTCAATCAGTATCTACGTAGCATTGGTTATGACTTGGAATTCATTATCGCTTGTGCGAACGCAAATGTACTTACATCAAACGGTCTTGATGCCGAAACGTTGAGAAAGATTTTGACTAAAGCCGATGTGCTTGACAGCGAAGAGTACGATGCGTTGAAGAAAAAGCAAAAAGACCTCCGTGCAAAACGTAAATCAGCCGAAACGTATGCGTTGACAAACTTTATCATTCCGATACATGCAACCGAACCGTTGAACGATAGCGAGAGCACGTTTGTCAAAAATTACATTGATGCACAGCGTATTGTAGCAATAGGGTTAACATTAGAATGCCCATGTTGCGGAGCTACGTATAGCAAAGACAAAGTATCGGAGCTAACCAAAAGGTATGAGAACGCAAAACTCGCTACGTCTGAGCTTGGGGACGTGTTTAAAGAGTATATGGAACGTGAAACTATGTACGCAGAAGAGCAAGCTAAAATTGATGATGCAAAACGTTTAGTAGATATAAGTGAGAACGCACGTAAAGACTTAATACGGTTAGACAAAGAAATTAACGAAGTAACGTTGCAACTTAGTCAAATAGACCTCGATAATGTACGTGCAAACTTACCCGAAGGTGTGACTATCGTAACAGAGTTGAAACAGAAAAATGGTGCGGTTAAACCTACATGTACTTTGGAGCTAAACGGCGTACCTTTAAAGAGTATAAACCATGCTAAACGTATAGAGATATGTGTTAACATCTTAGCCCGATCGAGGGCAAACAAAAACATGTTGAACGTTCCGATTATCATTGACAACGCTGAGGCTGTTAGCCATAACTTTGAAGGCTATCAAAACGTGGTTCTTTTGTCTGCTAAAAAACACTAACATGAAAGAGGTACTGGAGAAAATATCAATATACGTAAACTATCCGAGGGGACAAAAGCGTTAGATGAAAACACAGAGAAGCTAAAATCGGTTTTACAAAGACGTATCGACAAACACGTTTTAGCGCTTGAGAGTGGTTGCAGGTGCATCAAAATAGTGCAAGTCGATGGGTTCCTACACGTACGTTTAGACGTACAATACCGTAAAATTGTCGATTTAAAGGAATTCACTGTTGACAGTATGTTGACAGTGTAAAGATTAAAGACCGTTGAAACGTTTACGTTTATGTAGTTTGCTGCTGCCAACGGTTTCCATGTCCACGTGGACAGGCTTAAAATTTAAAGATATGATAGAACTAAAAACAATTTTAGAAAACCACAAATGTTGGTTAGCTGATAGTCTTACTGGAGAACGCGCTGACATAAGTAGTGCTGACCTAAGTGACGCTAACCTAAGTAGTGCTGACCTAAGTAGTGCTGACCTAAGTGACGCTAACCTAAGTGACGCTAACCTAAGTGACGCTAACCTAAGTGGCGCTAACCTAAGTGGCGCTAACCTAAATGGAGCTAACCTAAATGGAGCTAACCTAAATGGAGCTAACCTAAATGGAGCTAACCTAAATGGAGCTAACCTAAATGGAGCTAACCTAAATGGAGCTAACCTAA